TGTTCTACTCATTCAGTCTCCTTTCTGTCATTCTTCTTTTGGGCAGATATTAAATAATGCTATTGGCATCTGCCTATCTTTATGGTCACAATGTTCCCATGTTACCAATTTTGGCTGCCCATCAGCATCTTTTACACCTCCTTCAAATCCATCGTGCGCTAACATTCTACAATAGCAGTCAGCACAATATTCTTTTTCCATCATCATGCCTTTCTTGGTTTTCCGACACTATCGGGATCCCAGCCCTCATACTCAGCATAGTCAACAACCAAGTCATCAGTCAGCTCTATGCCACCAGCCTTTAGATACAATTCCCAAAGCCTTGATGGCAGTTTCCTATGCTGATAATCCCACTCTGGTTGATACCTATCCCTTATCCAACCAGCAAGACCTTGGTCTATGACGCCAATATTATGAAAATCAGTAGGCTGATTATCCCAGTTGCTTAATTTTCCAGTAATGTGCACGGTAGGATTGTTCATTTGTTTAGCTGTAAAAAGCCCATACTCATTCCTCAAGTATGCAATGCTTTGTTCCTCAAGGCCACCTCTTATCTCTCTCATCTCAGGTAAAGCTAATAAGAAGCCATGATCTTTCATATTCCTTAACAATAGGCCCCTGTTCGTTGCCACCATATCATCTTTCACAGGCACAATTTTTAACTTCTGGTGAGTTCCACCAAGGAATGATTTTGTATTGACTGCACCGCACTTTGGGAATCTTGTCATATAGTCAATAGAATGTAAATACCTTTGACCAGATGTGAATGGGTACTTGTCTGTTCCATTCACAAACCTAAAGTCATCATCTACAAATAGGAATAGGTCACAATCAGGTGCCATTTCTGCACACTGTTCACGCATCTTGAGAACCTTTATTGGCTTATCCCATGCGCTTGTGTAACGATTACAAACTTTAAAGCCATAATCTTCAATGATAGATACAACCTCAATTATATGCTGGCTCATCCACCTTGGACCATTGAAATTAATAAGCCAAGTAGTCAGCGGTGCCAACTCTGCTATATATTCCACAGATGGAAGTAGCTTGGTGAGAAATGCTTCTGGGTCATGAGTAGGGATTATTATTCCAATTGTGCTTGTAAGCAATTTGCCACTCATATCATCTCCTTTCTATTTAGCAAACAGGTCTTTCATCGTTTTGGCAACTACACCCATCATGCTTTGGGTTATTATAAGCGATTCAGCTATCTTTGATGCAGCAAGGCATATTGCCATTATTTCAGCTGGCTTGAGACCTTTTGCCTCCAAGTCTTTTATCACTCCAGTTGCCTGAATACCAACATCACTAGCCTCTAATGCTGTCTCCATGTTTTTTCTCCCATCTTGTGAAGTTCACTACTTGAAGATATGTGTTTTTCCACTCACCAGAAAAGTTGATTGCTTTATCATCGATGTAGATATCAGCTGCAATCTTTTTTGGACTCAGCTTAAACTCTTTATTTCTAGGTGAGAAATTAACATAATCAAAAGGTATCTTATGCTCTTCAAGATATTTCGTTACAAGATTTGTTTCTCTGCGACACGTCCATATGACAACTATTGCGCCCAGCTTCTTAAATTGTCCTAAAGCCCAGGCAACACTTTTTATTGGTTGCCCAAAAATGCCTATGCCTCTCCACCCATTGTAATGTGAACAGGTTGAATCAAAATCCACCGCTATTATTTTACCATCCAGAATGTTCTCAGTCATCTTTTTTCTCCTTTGCTATTTCTTCAATTTTTCCTTCTTCAATTGCCATTACAGCAAGTATGCTATACACAGCGTTGTCGAAGAGAGTGTCTATGATGTTTTCAGTTGTAGACTGTCTATTGTGTTTAAAGAATCCTTCAATCCTGGTGAATTTTCTTCTTAGATCAGACAGCAATCCTTGTGCGCCACCAGGAGCAGAGTTCTCACCATATCTTAGTGAGGCATCGACCTTGATTGCTATAATCCTTCCCATATGCTTATTAATAGCATGCTTTGCTATCCTTTTTGTTGTATCGGAAAAGTCCATATTATGTTCTGTTTTCCACCTGGTATTCAAGAACCATTCTGGATCATGCATCGATAAGCAGCGACTAGCCCTTGATCTTGTGGGCTGTGCCGGAACCACAAGGTGTACAGGAAGCTGTGTCTGTGCTTCTGCTTTAATTGCTTTGCCTGTATCTTTGATATTGAACGGGAATCTGTTTTTACACTTGTTGTGATGCTCTTTGCTTTTCAGCAAGCTGAACTTGTATGTAGTGCAATACTGCTTCTGATCTATTGCCCTTCCGCAAGGGTACTCTACAGCAACATCTTTGTACTCAAAGAATGCTGAGTTTATGCCATAATCAAGTTTATGCTTAATAAGATAATCTCCACAGAAAAACTTAAGGCTGGACTTAACAAAGAAGTTCTTATGTGTAGGATCTTGTTGGCCAGAATTAGTCCAAGCAGATGGTACAAGTATCCACATTTTGCCTGTATGGTCGAAGTCACTCAAGCTTAAGTCGCTCCATTTTAAAACCCTCCAGCACTCATTCATCAGGAATATCAACTCAGACTTGGTAATATGCTCAAGCGAATGATATGCACGAATTTGATCGACTGATTCATCTGGAAATGGTAGTCTTTGTTTACCAAAGTCCAGCTGTATGTCAGCGCCAACTTTCGATGATATATCTATACCTATCCACTCTGGTCCTTTTTTATTTCTGCCACATCCTAAATCAAGTCTTAATGGCTTACTCATTATACACCTCCTTTGGGATTAGTTCTTTCACTACCCGTTCTGTTTTGTATATTGGCTCTAAGTCTTCCATTTTAGAGAATAATACCCACCCTTTATGGTGGAGAGTTATGAAACCCTCTTCCCACATAAGAATATTCTGCTCCACAGCCATATGGACCAGCTTTGGCTCTGCACTTTTTGGTCTAAATATGAAGTCCATAACACCTCCTTTATAATTGCTGTTTTGGGATTATATCCTCGTAATGTTTCTGCCAAAACTTCCTATTGAAGTTAGCTCTTGAATTACATGACCTACATGTAGTTACCATATTCCTTAAATCACAATTCATCTTATCATAGTCGATATGGTGCGGCACAAGTGACAAGTGGTAACAATTCTCCCTACACAAAGGATTTTGACACTTATAGCCGTCTCTTTCAAAAATAATCTTTTTGAATTCTTGATCAGAAAATATTGGACAGTAAGGGTCATCTGTTATGCCACCTCTCCAGTTGTGGTGTTTTGGGCCTCTCATCTTTTCTAGGGCTTCTTCAGTGTGATGCTTTCCATACATTGGGTTATTCTCAGAGCTCATGTACATGTGGTTATTCTCACCTCTCATCTTTTCTAGGGCTTCTTCAGTGTGATGCTTTCCATACATTGGGTTATTCTCACCAGAAGTAGCTTTTGATTTTAGCTTTCTTGTTTTATCAGAATCTTTCTTCCCGTACATTCCGTTGCCCGCTCCACTTCGCAACTTGCTGAGCTCTTCTCTCTTCTCTGGTGAGACTAAGTGGTGCCCACGGATAAATCTCTTGCCATCTTTAGCCAAACCACCACAACCACACTTACAGTAATTCCTTGGAACCCTTTTAATTTTTTCCATAACCATCTCCTTAATAGAAAAAGCCTGAGAATTACCGGCAGTAACAAAGTGACTGCCTCCATGCGTCACCGCACAGAGATTCTCAGGCTTGATTTCATTAAGCTTTGTTATTGTCGGTAAATCCATTGTACTCTATTCCTATTAAAAAGTAAAGGGTTATTTACTTTGTTTTGGTTGGGGAGAATAATTTGCCTCGATCATCTTCACCCAATCAGATTCAACTTCTTTGGTTAATTTATCATCTACTTGTTTGAGGTGTTCATATTTGTTCTTTAATGGGCAATTGAAACGTGGAAATAAACATACCCCTTTAGAAATGCATGCCGGCATCAAAGTGCGATATGGTATCCAAGGGTGGGCAAGCAGCACTAAATCCTTCATCCACAATGCTGCCTCCTGAAATTCTCCTTGTGCTCTTATGCACAGCCTTGTCTCCATAAGTAAAGATAAAGCCCTCAAGTTTATACCAAGCAGAATGTTAGTACAGATATTCGTTGGAAGTATCCCCCTAGCGTCTTGAGTATCAGCACCTTTACCTAAAAGTAGGTTATAGCTTTCTTGTATGTTTGCCATACCAACTTCATATAGCCGTACTTGGAACGCATCACTCTCTATGCCATCAGGGATAAGATATGAGAAGTTTTCTTGAGGCGATACACGTAGGCTTTCTTGAGCAAATGATGTCCCTATTCGGTGACGAACTAACTGGTGGGTGAATGCTCTTGTTACATCCTGTAGCAGAAAAGTATAGCCCACAAATTCCCACGATGATGATATAGTTGAAAAAATGTAGGAGATCTCTCTGTCTTTTTCTTCACTACTCATCTGCATTATATCCTCGAATCTCTCACTGCTTGAAAGATGTCTAGTGTTCTTGCTAAGAATTAGCAACTCAGCAGCATTTTGTGTGTAGTTAATAAGCTCAATATTCATTTCTATTCCTTTTTATGTGGTCGAGCATGTCCGATTTGAACGGCGACTTGTGCTCCCAAGGCACACGTGTTACCAGATTACACCACATGCTCGATATGATTAGCCATCCAAAGTATTAACTCTGCCCTGACACAATTTCCGACAGATATTGCTACGAACAATATCAAATGCTTCTCTGGAGTATTCTGGATCATTGCCAAAGAAGCTTGTCATGTAAATCATCTTCTCCTCCAGTGTAAAATTAGCACGTTTAGAATGGATCTGTGCTTCAATAATCCTTACTTGCTCTTCTACATCCATTATTCACTCCTTTGTTTTACATTTAAGTCTGGCATGAATGCTTTTGTCTCGTATTTAAGTCCAGCTCCACCTGGAGGGCATATCTCAACATTGACACCTTCTTTGAGCTCCTCAAAAGCCAAATAAGATCTTATTGCTTTTCTTATAAGCGCTGCTCTGCTTATTCCTTCCTTTTCAGCTTGTTTTGTAAGTGCATCCCTCATGGTGTAGCTCATGTATGTGCTATTCTCGTGCGGAAATTTCGCTTTACACATCTCGTTCTCCTCATTTTAAGATTACAGGCGAACCCAGTAGGAATCGAACCTACCACATCTTGATTTGGAGTCATGATCGCCAGCCTTGGAACATTTGGGCTCATATTTTATCCTCCATAATTCTTTCATAATGCCTCTGCCAAAACTTTCTGTTATGGTTAGCTCTTGAGTTACATGACCAACACACAGTTATTATATTTTCTAAGTCACAATCCATCTTGTTATAGTTGATATGGTGTGGTACGAGTGGAAGATGGTCACAGTTCTTTCTACACAATGGATTTTGGCATTCATAGCCATCCCTTTCAAAAATCATATTTTTGAACTCATGGTCAGAAAAGATTGGACAGTAAGGATCATCTGCTATGCCACCTCTCCAATTTGGGCTCTTCTCACCAATCAAAGAAAGTGAAATCTTTTCCCTTGTTTCACCTAAACGCTGCTTACCAAAGTTTGGATTATTCTCACCAGATTTGGCAATGGACATTTTCTTTTTTGATTTTTCTGTATGCTCCATTTTTGCTTTGGCAATAGACATTTTGTTTCTTGTTTTCTTTGAGCGCTTTATGCCATAGTGAGGGCAATCTTTGCCTTTCTTGCCATACATATAGTTGTTTTCACCAGACATTTTCTTTTTCTGCTCTTCAGTGCGTATTGTGCCATAGGCTGGGTGGTCTTTGCCTTTTCTTCCATATAAGTGGCAATTCTTGCCTTTTTTCCCATAAAATGGGTTGTTTTTGCCTCTTGTTTGGTGCCATTGTATGAACCTTTTGCCTGGGTTAGCCAGCTTGCCACATCCACATTCACAAAGCCTCCTTATCTGCTTTTCATGATACGCTTTGCCTCTTTTGTTATGCCCATTAATAAACTTCTTTCCATCTTTAGCTAATCCACCACACCCACACCTACAGTAATTTCTTGGAACCCTTTCAATCCTTACCATATCCAACTCCTTAATAGAAAAAGCCTGAGAATTAGCAGCAGAAACAAAGTAACTGCCTCCATGCATCGCTACATGAAGATTCTCAGGCTCGAATTTATCAAGTTTTGTTATTGCTGCTAAATTCACTATACTATATTCCTATTAAAAAGTAAAGGATTGTTTTACTTGTCATAGCGAACCCTCTGAAAGATGGGAAGTCTGAGTGACCCATCGTTAGTTTCGCTATCAGCGTTAACTTCTATCCATGATGGTAAATCTTTGGCAAACTCAGCTCTTTGCAAATCAGATAATTTTCCTGACACTTTCACTATTTTCCCTTTGTACTCACAAATAAATTTGCCTAATACTTTTTCTAACCTTGTACCTTTTTTGCCATAGTCAAATCCTATTACTGGTAAGTCTGCCTCAACACCCTCGCCTTCGATATGCAGTGCTTTAAGCTTAAACCAATGTTTTGACCTCTTATATTCATGTTCATGGTATGGAGTTTTTAGCATCAACCCTTCATTGCCACCAGCAATTACTCTTCTTGCATGGTCTATAACATCCTGTACACAGGAGTATAAATCTGTAAAAACCTTTAATCGAAAGACCTTTTCAGAAGTGCTATCAACTATCCTAAGAAAATCGTATATCTCTCCAGTTGTAGTATGTAGGCTATCTAACATTTGATACCTCTCAAGATATGCTATATCTGGATGTACTACTTCCCATAAAATTAGACGGTAAATTTCTGGATCAATATTCGACTGTCTTCTTGCATGTTTTTGCATAGTCTGGAAGTCACCGTCTTTGGATACGCACTCACCGTCAAACTTCATAGGAAATGAGATGCCATGTTTATTATGTATACCCCAAGCAAGCTCCATGACCTCATCATTAAAGACTTCAAAATTATGATATGGCTTTCCAGCAGTAGACAAGTACTCAACTGTTCCATCTTTATGTGCCGTCACATATGAAACCCTGTAACCGTCCAATTTGATAGCTGATACAATGCCAGCATATGCTCCGCACAATTCTACAAACTTCTCCCATTCCTTGCCTGGAAATGACCTATCAGACTCAGCTTTCATAACTTTATAGATAGGAAGATCAGGCATGAAATTCTTAGCCGTTGAACGGTGGACTCCACAGCGCAAATCCTTTTGACT